ATGACTGTAGCAGCTGCACGGCGGCGTACAGGAGCCCGAGTAGTCCGGCGGACAGGGCGGCGTGTAGTTCGGTACGTGCGTCTACCATAAGGCATGTTTGGCTTTACCATACATATAGAAAAAAATATACATGGTACATCCGGGGGCGCTCCCTGCGGTCGCTGTTACAATACACCCGGATGCTTTTCTTTTTTATAGGAAATCATTAACATCATTCACAATCATTCACATTCTTTGTCAAGGTCGACTCGACCGTTACGGGCAAGATACTCGTAAGCAGTAAGAGTCTCGATCGGCTCCTTTTTGTCGTGGATCATAGTAATCCGCCAACGGTCCATAGACATCAACTCAAAGATAGGAAGCGTGTTCGTGAATATAAAGATGCGCGGCCGCTCCATTCTGTCCTGGCGGCCCTTGTAGCGCTTGTCAAACAACTTCCCATTCTTCACAATCTCAATGCCAGCGTAAAACTCGGCCATCTTATCCTTCTTCATACCTCGGGGCATGTCAATCATGAGGGTCATAAACTCTGGAGCCTTCTTCCGAGGTTGATCCATCAGAAATCCAACCAAGTCTTGCATATCGCGTAGCGGTGGCACTTCCAGGCCAGACTCCAAGTACTCGAGGTACTCACAGAAAGCCGACTTGCCAATGTTGCCCATAAGGTCGCAGATAATGTCGATATAACGGGGGTCAAAGATCTTGGACTGCCCAATAATATACTCCTGATAAGGAAACAGCTGGTTGGCTTGATGAAAAGCCTCCATCTGCATGACCATCCGAGTACGCGGTGGTGGGTCAGGCGGTGCATCCTGCTCAGTCCATGGACCCTCCAGTCGAGTGTCAACCTTCATTGCGTAATTGAACTGAGCCGCGGAATTATGAACCTCGGCGCTTGTAAGGGACCAATGACCAGGAAGATGTGGCGCAATCTGCGAGAGCAGCTCACCAGAGCGTTTTGGCTTATGCAGGCTTCCCCTGCCTTGCCAATGGACATAACCATCCTCATCACCACGTTCCTTCTGGAAGACGAACTTCTTGAAAACACCTGAGTACATCTTGTGTAGCTCGCGCCAGTCGGTCACCAAGGTAGCCGAAGTCGTGACATCGAACATCATTTTTTGTCCAGCATACTCGAGAGGCATGATCAGTTTTGAGAGGTGCCCACATAAGAAATCAGGTCATTCAATCTGATCCATGAACCTCTGGGATTTGCCAATCGACATCCGTCAAAAAATCGTCATGGAGCTGAAACCGCCACACATGATATCATTCTCATGGATGGAACAACGGCAATGCCTGCTGCCCGAATTGTGGGGCCAACCATAAAGATGGACGCTGCGCTAGCGGACGCTGCGCTTGGCTTTTTTTTTGAAGCGCCAAGGCTAGTTACTGGTCAGTCCAGGTATACCTGGCATCGACATAAAGCTTGGCCAGTTGCTGGCTGTTAGAATAGCTTTGGCCATTCCCAGCAATCACATAAGCACAAAAGCTCACCCAGTCGTTGTTCGGGTCCTTAAAGCCAAGCGCATTGGAAGCGTTGTCGTAACGTAGCGTTTTGGCAATCGGGATATTCATAGCAAACCTACGTAAAATCGGGGCGCGGGACGTCTGAGCATTCATCTCGTCGTTCCCATCGCTCGGAGCAGGGCTCATCTTAAACACGCGGTGGCGCTTAATAATGTAAGTCGGCCGGTTGAACGGCATCAGCGTATCCCTAATCTGGTAGGTAATAGGGCCGATGCTTTCCCCGGGCTTCTTCAGAATCTCAGTGGTGTCGCCAGACGGGTCGTTCTTCTTCTTGAAAGCCAGCAAGTGGACTTCGAACGGAAACAGCGTCGCTGGACCGGAGGTCAGGTTCGTCTGGATATAGCCCCTCAAGTTAAGGGTGCAGTTGGTAATCGTGTTTCCAATCCGCTCTCCAGTTCCTGACCCTTGGTCCAAGGCAAAGTTGGAACCATTCAGAAGGTTGGCCTGGAGTCCCAAGGCATTCGAGCCAATAGGAGCCAAACCAGTCCCTGGAATGCCAATAGCATCATAGACGGTCATCACTTTGTACTTCCTCTCAACCATTGGCATCACTGCTCGGCGGACGCTTCTGTTGAACCGTGCGACCTTCGCTTTTCTAACCGCCTTCTGTATGACTGTAGCAGCTGCACGGCGGCGTACAGGAGCCCGAGTAGTCCGGCGGACAGGGCGGCGTGTAGTTCGGTACGTGCGTCTACCATAAGGCATGTTT